AGAAATTTGTCGCGATAGGTGAACGTCTTCCCATCCTCGCGAACGTCGTTTTCGTCCGCGCCGGGATATGCCGGGTCGAAGAGCTTATCCTCGAACACCTCCGGACGCAGAAACCCGTTCAGCTCGGTCGTGAGGTAATTCAGCGCGAGGCCAGTGAGAAAGAATCCTTTCTTGGCCTGCTTGACGCCGATACGCGCAAATCGATTCCAGTCCGACTCCCCGATGGACGCCTCGCCCGCAGTAACCTTGGAGCGAATCCACTCATTCTGCGCTTTGAGCGTCAGCACGTTCTTGTCATCAAAGAGGAAGCAATAAGGCGAATCAGCCCACGACTTGCAGACTATTGGCAACTTTGATTCCATCGTGCCATAAATTTCCGCAGTCTCCATCGAGCGCGGTTCGCCATCGTCATTTGCGCCGAATCGTGCCTTGGATTTCAGCGTCTTCGTCCACGAAACGACCCGGCCCGACATGCCCATCATGTACGAGACGCGCTTCTGGATGCGCTTGACCTGGCCACCCTTTTCCGCCTGGTCGAACATCTCCCAGAACCCTTCAGCGGTCTCAGCAGCCTCTATGGATTCGGATTCCTGCGGATGGTCCGCTGCGAACCCAACTCCCGGCGGATTCTGCGTAAGAACCGCATCCAGAGACCGCCAGCGTGCGCGGAAGATGTTATAGGCACCCATGAACATCGGGCACTGTACATTCTGACCGTTACCGATATCGACGTAGCCACCCGCCGTGCCAACCTGATAGACCCCCGTTGCCCAATTGGGATAGACGTGCTGAACGCCGTCGTAGTAAAAGCGCATGATGCGGTCGAGAAGCACCTCGATGCGCCGGTCGTACATTTCCTGATCCTGGAGCTTCCTGACGACGGCTTCGAGCTTGTTGGTCAAGTCCTCGGGCAGGTCTCGATTATTCTCTCCGTAAATAGGCGGATCATCCTGCTGCGGGACAGAATCAAGGCTGTCGTCGTCGGCATTGGTCGGAAGTGTGGCGTTAGTTGCGATTGGATTTCTCCAAATAGATCAACGTTCCTTTGCCAACAAATTCCGGGATCGGTTCCGCCAATATGACCTCATTCTCGCAAGTCACTTCTTTGACCGTTGCCTCAGCCATAAAGAATTTGCTTCCGTTGGGGTTCCGAACCATGAACTTCACCTTGCTACCAGCTTCAACCATGCTCAATTCCGCGAGGCGGCCTCCATCAGAACGTCCACAACGTCTTCCCGCTCCAGTACCGCCGCGATAGCCCGGCCCATCGTTGGGCAGCACGGCTTGCCATCCTTGCCTACCCTGCTCAGGCAGTACGGGCATTGAATCATGCACTCGCCCGATGCCATCTTCGCCATGCGCACCTGGCGCTGCACGTACTCCAGCTTCTGCTGGCCAGTCATGCACTGGCAGCACGGCCCTTGAGTGAGCGTGTTCCACATGTGGCGAGCGCAAAAGTCAGAGTGATCGCTCATCGCTGGTAGAGCTTCCCCCGCGCCTTGGCCTTAATGCGCTCGGCCTCAGATGCGGATATGTTGCCCGCTCGCTCGGAGCGGGTCGCGCCCCCGATGGCGAGCCGGGCATGATTCGCGTCATTGATAGGGAACGAGCGCCCCGGACCGGCGAAGGAGCTTTTTGGCATCTTCGCACGGTCCGCTGAGTAGAGCTTACTCACAGAACACCGCCTTACTGCACCGAAACAGAATACTCCAGAATCACCTTCAAGGTTCCGGTTCCTGTAGTGAAGGCTCCGGTTGCATTGGTGATGTAGATGGGCTGGTTGAGCACGTTGGCAGCGGTAAGGACGCTGTTCAATGCCCCGCTTTCATTGATCTCCTGCATAGTGGTTCCAGACGTGAGGAAAGTAGCTGCAACTGTCGATGCAAGAGCATTTGTAGCAGCCGTTGTACCATATCCGACCGTCAGAACGCCTCCACTCGCATAGGCTGTGCCGGTATTCTCGTCAACGAGAGTCGCCTTCAGCACGTCATAAAACAGGCCGGTGCCGGGGGCGGGAAGCAATAGAACCGGCGTTGCGTTCAGAGCGAGAATCTGAGCATTGGTCAACGTTACGACCTGCCGCTGGACGCCCATGCTCGTAAAGTATTGAGTCGCCTCAAATACTCCATTATCCGATGCCCTCACCACGTCTCCAGCGCCATGCGCATAAGTGAAAGTCGCCGTCAATACGCATTGCTGGTAACTGTTCGCTTGGCCGGTTGTGCAGGATGCCGCACTCGGAGTGACAACCTCGTAGGTCGCGCCGGAGCCGATGGCAAACGGAGGATAGGTGGTCCCGGAAAACGGGTAAATAGGATACCCGCCCGCACCGGTAGAAGTCTTTCCGTAATCCAGCGTGATTGAATAACTTCCCGAAGTTCCGCCGCCAGCTCCAACAATAAGAGCCGGTCCGCCATTGGGTGCAACTCCATAGGCGAAGCTGTTGACATTGACGTCGCTGGCGTATTGTCCATAATACTGCGCTGAAACGGGCAATGCCAGAAGCAACGCGCCGATAAATCCAAGTACCTTTTTCACGTCATTCTCCTTGGGCGGTCTGCCCGTGCTTATTACATTCCGCCCATTACTGGGCCTTCCTCGTCTTCTTCTTCGTGCTGGTGCTGCGGTTCCTGAGCTTCTTCGCCCAGAAACTTGTCGAGAGCACCCTTGGCTTCATCCGCCGAGTTGTGCTCTCCATGATCCTCGTGCTGGCCCTGCTCGTCAATCGAGTGCGAGTGTGCCGCCATGCCATCGTGATGCACGATGTGGTGCTTATCGCCTCCGGTCAGGTGGTGCCCCAGGTGCGCCAATAGATGCAGGTGGTCGGGATGTTCCTCGCGGGTACCGTCCGGGTGCTCGGTGTGGAACGTGCCATCCCCGTGCTCGTGGACGCCATGAACCTGTTCGCTCCCGCCGTCCGACGCCTCCTGCTCTTTGGTGCCCTCGTGCGGCTTTGTCTCACCATGCGGCTTGGGGATGTAGCTAGAATTTCTCTCTCCACCGCGCATCTTGCCCAAACCATCGAATCCGTCACGCGCCATAAATAAGCCTCTTTCTCTGAAAGTTGCGGGCCTCCCGATTAGAGCGGCCCGCCTGGTTTTATGCGGTTTGAGCAATGGACGCGGAGAACACCGCGCTGGTGGTTCCCGGCGTCAGGGTCACGGTCACCGGGGGAGTGGTGACAGTCGTGCCGTCCGGAGCAATGGCCGAAGCCGCAGCCTGAAACGAGGTGCCGGTATCGTTCTGCGGCACGCTGAATACGGCGCTGGTTGTGTCCGCGCTGGGCGAAATGGTCACAGAAGGATCGCTGCAACTATACGTCCAGGCGATGGTGGGTTGGGGTACAACGGGGCTGCCGTTTTCGAGCAAGGTCGGGGTGAAGGTGCCGGTTGAACCGGCTGGGATGTTTCCAATGGCCATGGTGTCCTCTTGGGTGATGCTGGCTGTGAAGCGGGGTTGCTCAAGCAGGTGTAACGCGCGCTCGACGAGATGTTCGATGCGCCCAAGTCTGCGGTAAATCTCATGTTCGAGATTATTGCTCATTTCACGCCTTCGGCGGTGCCGGCGTCCATGCTGTTTTGCTCGCCTCGCCGGAAGGGGGTGCCGGCGTCCAATCCTGGCCGGCGAGCGGATACTTGTTCTGGATTTTGAGCGCGTCGGCTTGCGCCGCAATCTCCTGCGAGGTCTGCGGACGGCCAATGTTGACCCCATCTGCCACATTGGGACGTACATCGAGAGGGGACTTCGCCACGTAATACTCCTCCAGAAGAGCGGCAAAGCGTTCGCCGGTATGCGGGTCGCGCTGCAACACCAATTCGTTTTGCAGCAATGTCACGAACTCATTCGTTGTCATCTGATTCCCCAATCTCGGGCTGTTTGCCCCACGCAGCTTCGGTTATCTGGCGCACTTGCGCCGGAGACTTTGCTCGAATGACTGAATTGTCTACCTTTTCGGGGCGCGGCGTCAAAGGGATTACGCGAAGACGTTGAATTTCTGCCTCAAGAATAGCTATCCTCACCGTCTTTTCGGCCAGATCGCTCGACAATGCGGCGGTATCTTTGTCGTAAACATCCGCTATATTCCGGCATTTCCGTGCCGAGGACCGCCACTCAATCGCCAGGACCGCCACCACAATCAAAAGAATGAAGATTACTGCCGCGCTGCCCATGGTGAACCCTTCCTCGGTGCGTTGTCGTGCTTCCATTTCGACATAAGCACCGCCTTTGCCGTCATATCCACCTTCGGACTCAATGACTCATAATACTCCTGCGCCCGGACCTCAAGCGGCGCTTGCGACTGCGCCCGCAACATGCTCTTTACGAGATACCGGCAGTTTCGTATCCGACTAGCCGCACCGCAAACTCTTCCGCAGCATTTCTGGACGGAATATCGATTGGTTTTAAAGAATTCTCCACAGATGACGCAATTCCTGAGTCGCAAATCGATTGGTTGACTGCGCCTCCAAGCAGACTTGCAATTGTTCGAGCAAAATCTCTGTATTGAAATTCCCTCGAAAGAATTTCCGCACTGCTCGCATTTGTGGGTTGACCTAGGGAGCTTTCTCCCCAGCATGTTTTTCCTGTGCCACTCCAGGCCCTCTGGCGACCGATGCCATTCGGCGGCACGGTCCACAGTTCGCTGGCTGCGATGAATCTTGTCGTGCTCCTTCGGAGTGACGCATTCCAAGTCGTTAGGATCTGTCGTCCACAGCGGAGAGCTATCCTTGTGGTGGATATGGCAGTTTGGAGGAATCGGGCCAAAACGGGACTTCCACACCTCTCGGTGCAGGAATTTGTTCGTAGCGCGATAATATCCTCCTGCGTTTGGAGTGTACTTGACGCCATTAAAGACCACATATTCCATGACATAAGTTTATCATCGTATCGGATAGAGTCAAGCGGAATGTATCCCCTCTCCTGCGTCCAGAATCTGTGCGTCGAGGTGCAGTGTATGGTTGCACCGTCGGAGAATCGAGCCTTGACTATTGGCACGTTGCGGCCCGTGAGCCATACCGCTAAAACTCTCCGCAATCCATTACGAGTCCACACTTTCTCGGCCACGGAGATGTGGTCTAATCGCTTTGCGCCATGCTCGGTATTGATGAGCGTATCGCCTCTAAAGCACATGTCCCCGTCATCGTCGGCGTCAGTTGGCGTCTTGAGCACGTCTTCGGACCTTCCTGGGTGCTTGTTGTCCCGGATCAGCAGCGGAATCGACTCGATCAGGTTTTCACAATCCGCGGAGATGAACAGGAGCGGCGTCTTGACCGAGTATCCTCCGCCCTCATTATCCCAGTCATCATTCTCGCGCGTCGGGCTCATGCACCCGCCTAATACATCGCATGTTTTCTTCATCATGGCGTACAAAAGACGCCAGCCGCCAATGCGATTGTTGTCGGCCTGCTCACAGTGCGGCAGGCCATTCCGCCTCAGCTCCTCCGCAATGCGCTCTGCGGTCGAGTGGCCAGACGAGTTATTTTCCCACGCGTCCACGCTCAGGAAGTACCGCTGGACTCGCTTCTTCTCGTGCTCCGCCATGGACGCGATGCACTTGCGCACCAGCGCCGTCTCCTCGGATCCCTTCTCAGCGTGGCTGCGGTAGACTACCACCACCTCTACCGGGGCCTGTATCTCGCGTCCAAACACATCTCCAAATAGTTTTGGCTGCACCTTACCGCTGGCTGCCCAGCCAATCGAGGCGTTATGCACGAAACCGTCGTCGTGCGCCATCCACCGTGGCCACCACGACTGAATCAGCGTCTCTTCTTGCTGGCGAGTAAGGATGAGTTTGGACTCGTCCCAGACGCCTGCGAAATACTGGCCGGCGAAAGAGTCGAACGATCCTAGGAGGTGGCCTGCGCGGAGGCTTGCAGGCAGCGCATTGTTCTTGCGCCCGTCAGCCGTCCGGTGAATGTATAGATGGAATCGGCAGCACATGTAATCGGGCCCGTTGCCCGCCGCCTCATACTTGCATTCCTGCCCTTTAGCTAGGCCATCAGGAAGCGCATAGAACTGATTAGGCGTGATCCCCAGCGGCTCAAACCACACATAGTTATCCCACCCGAACAAATGCGTAAACGAGAAATCCGCAGCGGTCTCATTGTCATGGAAACGCTTCTGAGCGAATACTCTCCGAAGAAACTCTGTCCCAACGCCTCCAGGGTTAAAGAAAAGCCCAGTTTTGCACTCCCCAACAGGTGCACCTGGCCACCGGTTGCAGGTTTTGATAGTCTGCAATTCCTGCTCGGAGAACTGCTCGGCTTGATCTATCATGATGTCGTAAAATTCAGGCCCCCAAAACTTCTGATCCACCTCTTGCTGGTTTTCCGCAAACATGAAGTGTATTTCAGATCCATTGGAAAGGATGAATTTCTTTTTCCCCTCATGCCACCAGTCGCGCATCTCAGGGAACTCCAGAAAATACCGCTGCACATGGTTGCGATCAAGGTCAGGCCATGTGCGACGGATGATTGCTCCAAATGTACGAGGCCTATTCTGCCGCCGATCCAGCATGAGGCGTCTGAGCCCACCAGACTTTCCACCAGAGCGCGCCCCGCCTCCACCTATCCAGGTCGCCGCATCCGGGCCCGTGTGGTAGAACATCTCACCGATCGCGAGCTGCTTGGGCTGGAATACCAGCGGAATGACTTTGGGAGCCATCTACCGCGTGACAATCAGACTGCCCGATGTGGGAGCCGTGGCGTAGGTGAACCGCAACCACCGCGCATTGATGGGAAAGCTCACCGACTCGCCGGCCGGCACCGTGATCGCCGATCCCTGGACGTAGTACGGCTCATACTGCGCTGCCGTGTCCGTAGAGGCCGTCTGCGGCGTGGCCGTCTGGTTTGTCGTATTGGTCACCGTCAACTGGCTGTTGCCGGTCGGGTCCGGGCCGATAGCAAGTTGCTGCGTGGTCAGGATACCGGAGTCCACCGCTGCGTTATTGACCACCGCGATTGAGTTGCCGGGATTGAGCTGCACAAGCTGCACTGGCTGAGGAGTGACGATATAGGCTGGCATGGATCACCTCACAAACATCTTACGACAGGTTGCGCACCAATAGCCGTCGGATCGATAGAAACCGGCATGGCCTGGCTGGGTGCATTTATTCGGGGAGGCAGGGCTTGATACCTGCTCAGTCCATGTTGCGATCCTGGCTCCCGGCTCGCTTGCAGGAATACGCTCAGGATGTTGTCCCACACCGCTCCCCGATAAAACCTCCACGCAATGATCTCGCAGAGTCTTGCCAGCCAAAGCCGCATCCGACTTCAATCGTGCCATCAGGCCATCCGGGAATTGACGTAAGCTCAACACTGCCATGTAGCAATTGTAGCACATGCAGCATATGCAGCACTATTCCGGCTTGTCGAGGATAGACCGAGCCACAAATTGCACCGGGCCGCCATCAGCGCCAGTAAGCTCTTGCTGGATGCGATCCCCGTACACCTTGGGCAATAGCTTGCACGCTATCCACTTGCGGGCATCCACACGTAGTTTGTTGCGCTGGATTGCCGCCGCATCCACCCTGGTGCTCGTTCCACCATCGGGATCAGGCACAGCGCACGTTGGGTTTTCATCCGCTATCGCTATGATTTCAGAGGCGTACTTCTCCGCTTGCTGCTCTCTTGCGCGTGCATAACGCTCGGCAAATTCTTTGTGTTTGGAAAGCCAATCGAATACAGTCCCGGCATTTGGCATGTCCGGATCGCCGCAAATACCGCGCACGGACTCACCTGTGGCTATTCGGTCACAGATAAAGTCTGCGAGTTCGAGGCAGTAGAGAGTTGGGCGTCCAGCGGGCATAGTGAGATATTACACCAGACACACAAAAGCCCCAAGCGGGGAGCCTGAGGCTTTTGGTATTCATCGGAATGCATCGACGACGGCCAAGACGCGAATGCAACTTGACTATACCAAATTTCCATGCCATTATTCAAGTGCCAAGATGCTTGATATGCAAAAATCTTCGACAATTCGATTCACGTCAAGGTTTCCATCCTCTCGCGCCTGGGCCGCGTTCCGGCATGGTGGCTTCCTCCCCGGAATATCTGGCGCGTTAGAGAGCGAGAAATGCCCGGTCCAGACCACCACAAGCATTGCCGGTTGTCGCGAGGGGTTAAGGGCCTGAGCGCGGTCAGACCGGCATGGCGCCCGGTCGATTGTCGAAGTCGCGAAATTCTGCTTCCGTCAGGGTGACGGTTTTCTCCGGGCAACGGGCTGGTAGTCGATCCAGCATGGCCAATACGTCCCGGTCCACAAAAGGGGAAAGCAAAAAGCGGAAGTATAAAGGACTTAGAGACCAGCCTGAACAGATACTACTCCCCGAGGGGAATTGGCCCAAAGTGCGATAAATCACGTTGATA